TATATCCGTAATTGCATTCATAAATAAAAGCTTCTTTATTTTGTATAATTAAATCTGATTGATACAAGTTTGCTGATAGTTTCATTATTGTTTAGTTTATTACATTTACAATCTTTTAACAAGAGACAAAAACCTTTACAAACCCAATAAATGCAGTTTCTCATTTATTTTTTCTTTTATTGCAGACGTAAAGATATCTCCACAATTTATTTTCCATACGACCAAAAAATGTTAAAAGTTTTTGCGCTATCCATCTTTTCATGGACCCCTCCTTTAAATGTTTTTAGTAGGTATCTGTATATGAGCTAAAGTTTTTCCTGCGTTTACACCACTTTTTATAGTATATCCAGAACCGTTTTTATTTATATCTACTTCTTTTCTTGTCTTTAATAATAGTTTTTCTTTTGCTTCTTTTTCTTTTTGTTCATGATTTTTTATAACTAAATCTTTTAATCTATCTTTATAAACATGATATCCACCAGAAACATCTTTTAATCCATTTTCTCTATCTAAAAATTTGTAATCTATTTTAGTTACATTAAAATCTTTTTGTATTTTTTTACAAATAGTTTCTGCATCAAATTCACCGCAACTATAAACATCAAACTGCATCAACGCTGGAGACACTTCATCCCAAACATGCATGACAATATGAGAAGTTTCTATGATAGCAGCTCCTGTAATACCTCTATTACCAGGTACATCATGATACACAACATAAGGACCCATTAATACTTTCATATTAATGAAGTCGATAAAATTATGTAACCAATCAGTTAGATGAGGAATTTCCATGGGAGGATTAACTGCCTCCGCTCTAACGATAAGATGTTTATGTACTAGTAAAGTGTTTTCCATAAAATCTTATAACACAATTTTGACTATTTTAATAACAACAGTATTAAAATAATTAACAAAATTATTCCTATATATTGGTTAGGTAAATTTATTATTTTGTTTTTAATTTTATTATAATAATCTTTAAGTACATCTAACATTTCCATCTCCTTCTTGCTTGTCTTAGTCTTGAATTTGGGTCTTTTGCAGCTTTAGGAAACATCTTCATCTGTCCTGCTGATCTTGCACAAAATGATTTTCTCCTTGCTGCACGTTTAGGACCAGGATTACTTTCCGTTACTGCTGTTTTTAGTTTAGATCCAGGATTTTTTCTCCTGTATGCCATAACACCAGCTTGAGTCATTCCCGCCCCACTTTTAGTAGAGCGAAAATTTTTTTTATTACGAGGAGGCATTCCGCCTTTTTCAAAACCTAAAATGTCCGCGTAATACTCTTTCATTATTTATCAATCAAAACAGTCGCTGTAATATCTGCACCAATTGCTGAACAAGACATTCCGTCTTTAAACAAAATACCGTCCATTGGTAAATTGAAAGCAAATACATCTCCTTGTGGACAATCAGATATCCACTGAGTTACTGAATTACCATCTTGTAATGTAATAGATTGAGTACCTGATGTACCATCATTAGTCATCATGATTCCTCTTAATCTTGTTCTTCCAGCAAAAACAGATCCTGTTCCAGTTATTTGGACTGCTTTTACGTCAGTTGTCATTCCCATTTTATTCTCCTAATTGTTAAGAGCTCCCGAAGGAGCTCTTATAATTTAATTATTATGCTACGACTGCGCCACTGTTAGAAACAATAACCCAACCAATTGTATTAGCCCAAACTAAACATACTGTGTCATTAACATCACCAAATGTTAAAGTCGAACCATTAGCAAAAGTAGTTGGAGTCAAAGTTGCATCACCGCCATCAACTACCATCGTAATGATTTTCATTTGACCAACAGTTGTACCATCAGCAAGTGTTAATGCGTTAGTACCAGTTGAAGTAATTTCAGTAACTAAGTTAATAATATCTACTGCACCTGCACCAGATAAAGCTTGAACGCCACCCGTTATAGTTTTGCCATAAGATGCATTTGTCGTAATTGCACCTGTTGCACTTTTTGTTATTGATTCAAAACCATTCTCCGATCGGACTGGTCCTGAAAAAGTTGTATTAGCCATAAGTATATTCTCCTAGTTTATTTAACACAGTCTCTAGGCCGTCTGCTGAACTCAGTCTGTGTCAAATATTTGTTTATGTTCAGTATTTGTATTATACACAAAAAAAGGGCGGCCATAAAGACCGCCCTAATTTATTTAACTTTATAACCTAAGATTATGAAGTAGGTAAGTTTCCGTTACCAAATATACATCTAGGGTCAGACCAGCCAAAGCTGTATCTTTCTCTAGCTTTAAATCTTACGTTGCCAGTTTCGAAGTCACCTTCCATTGCTGTTTTGATTGGTGATCTAACGAATTGTTTCAATCCATTAGGAGCATCAGTCAATATGAAAAATGAGTCAGTATCAGTTAAGAAATTGTTAATTCTGTAACCGTCTGGCACCATTCCCATATTTACAATGGCGTTGATGTCATTGTCAGCAGTACCAACTCTTTGAGGAGACTTCATTAGTCTTTCAGCAGTAAATTGTAATTCTTTTGGAATTATCATTTTTCTGCCAGAAAGAGCTACTTTTAAGCCTCTTTCATCAACAAAACCTGCAATGTCAATCAAAGATTGTTCAAGTGAAGTTTCGTTTAAGTCAGCAGCAGTAGCTAATACGTTAGAGAACGTACCGCCAGTTGCTAAAGGATGCGCATTGTTAATCAACGACACTCCGTCACCACCGATTGCAGTAGTAATTTGTGCATTGTTTAACACAGCAGCAGCTTTAACCTGCTTAGTATTTGACATAGATCTTGCAAGAGCTCTTGTGTATCTTGCAGCTAATCTGTCATATAAGTTATCTTCGATAGCTTCTTCAGTGATAGAAAATGCTAAAGCGATAGTTTCGTGTGTATATCTAGCTGTGAAAGTTTCTTGAGCTTGATCGTACACAACGCTAGCACCTTCTTGTTTTACTGGTGCTGAACCGAAACCGCTTAACATTACTTCTTCTTCAAAAGCTCTGTCAGATGATTCAGTCATGAAAATTTCAGCATGCTGATTTTCATAACGGTTGTATTCCAGGCCGAATAGTGCATTCAATCCTGGCTCTAGTTCTTTAACTAGTTGTGATCGTGAAATAGCCATAATTTATTCTCCTATTATATGCCTGTACCACTTCTAAAGAAGTGATTGTTGATTCTAACTAGAATGTTTGCATTAGCAGAACTAGTGCTAGAATTATCTGGATCTTGGCAAATATCGATTGCTTGTACAACGAAAGTTGCGTTTGTTCCAGAAGCTCCAACATCTAATTGTTGTAATGAATTTCCAGTTTTTGTATTTCCACTAACTGCTGTTAACGAGTAGTTTTGAAACAGATCTGCTCTTGCGAAAGTCGCATCAGCGTCCACCAAAAAAACAGCATCAGGGTCATCCACAACAAACGCTGTAATATCGCTTGCTGCAACTCCGCCTGGGTAGTAGTTTTTGAAGGTCGGCTTTTGAGTAGTAGGATCTGTATAAAAACATCCGTTGAACACACCCACAACAGCTGTTGAAGTATTACCAGGATATCTTTCGATATTTCCTCCTGTTACTGGGATAACCAAGTCACCTTGGAATATCGCAGTAGCGTAACCACTTGCAACAGTATATCTGTTCTGAGCACCAACTAATGGAGTACCATCTAGTTTTCTGTACGGTCTTAGACCGAACTTTTCTACTTGGTTTGCCATATTGTTTTTTCTCCTATTAAGTTTATTTTATTTAGCCGCCTTTGTAGTAGTTATCGTCAAAAAATTATTTTTTCGAACCACCGCCAAAGGTTACACGAGATTGCCTCTCAATATTGATTGGCATCCCTGGTCGTTGTTCCTTCATAAGATCATTATCCACTGCGTGTATTTGTTCTGAAGTAAGTCTACTGAAATACTCCGAGCGCGCTTTTAATATCTCTTCTGGTATCCTTGCCAACACAAGGCCTCCAATTCCGATACATCCATCATATTGTCCTGACTTAATCACAGGATATTTTGCAGCGTCTGGGTGATTTGCTATTTCTTCTGCTCTAACAAATTCCCATCCTTCTCTAAGTTTTTTGGTTACATTTCCTGTATCCTCAAAACCCGTCACATTGGTTCTAATCCATCTGTGAGCATATCCCTGCGGTGCAGGTGGTGCATCCAAACTGGAAGGTGGAGTCCACGTAGTTTTTTTCATTTCTACTTTTCTTGTCTCGGACTCGCGTGAGGTTCTTTTTATTGTATTCATTATGCATTCTCCTTCACGTATTTTGCGTATTCCTCTAGTGGCACTCCTAATTTCTTAGCGATAGCTATTTGTGAACGAGTGAGTTTCACTGATCGGCGTCCATTTTGGTTTCTTTGCGCAGATGCCACAGTTTGGACGATTTTCTTTGGCTCCTGTTTCTCAAACTTATGAGGGAAATTATCTCTCATAACTTTGTCTATCTCATTATAGTACTCTGTACTCTCCGCGTCAAACCCCTGGTCTATAAGATCCTGGTGAACTTGAAACGCAGCACTTGTCATAATCTTGTCCTGTCCAAACCATTCATTCTTTTCAGCCCAAGTTCTGGCTCTAGTAGAAGGTTGTGGATAGGTAGGATTTTGAGGTACCTGAGTAGGTTGAGAAGTCTTTTTAGCTTGAG